GCTAAAAATGCTGCTGAACAACAAGCAAATCGTGTTAAATATTTACAACACACTATTAATGAATTTAAAAAGTTAAACACAGAACAACAAAAAGGCAAAAATCTAAACGGTGATATGGTTAATATTTACCAAGCAGGTCTCGCTGGTTTAAAAGCGCAAGCAGGGATTATTATTGCATTACCTGCAAAGTTAGAAAAAATAAAGGTAACAGAAGAAAAAAGAGAAAGACTTTTACGACAGCAACTTGCTGCTTTAACAGCTCAAGGTGAGTTACTTAAAGTAAATGAACTTATAATGCTTAATAAACTAGCAAAAGAAGGTCTTAATATTATACAAAAAGAGGTTGACTTAGAAAAAATTAGGTTAGACCTACAGAAAACTAGAGACGCTGCCTTAATAAAAGAACTTAGAACAAGTAAAGAGTTGTTACAGATTGAGCAAGAAAGAGCTTCTTTAACCAGTAAACTTAGTAGAACTCAGTTAGAAGGAAGACAACTTGATTCTGAGTTTGCAGATCAAAAAGCGCTACTTGCAGCCAGAATTGCAGTTGAAGAAACAGCTACTTCGTCATCAAAAAAACGATTAGCCGCTAGAATGAAACTATTAGAAGTAGAAAATCAAAATGCACTAAACGAAATTACTAGAAAAAAAGAGTTAGCAGAATTTGACTATAATATAAAAATTAGAGAACTTGATAATAGAAAAAAACTATTGGAACAAGAGCAAACGATAAATAATGAAAAAATAGCACAACTAGAAAAACAAAATAGTTATGAATATAATAATATTATTCTTCCTTTGCAAAAATTAGAAGATAAAAAAAGAGTAAACGAAAAAGCAGGTCTTGAACTACAACTGAAGCAGTTAGCAGAGCAAGAAAAAATTAATTTAGCTAAGATTGAGGCAGATAAAGAGAATAGATTAGCAGATCTTAAAATAGTAGAAGCAAACTATGAACTTTTGAAAGGTGAAATAGAATTAGCAAAGAGTTATATAGACAGTAGAAAAAAGTTAGGTGAACTTGAGATTGATATAATTAACGGACTGTTAAAAGCTATTGGTCTAGCTACGCAGGTTGAATTACCTGATCTAGGTAAAATTGATCTTGATATTGGTGGAAGTAGTATAGATAATTATATTAAAGATGCCAAAGCTGGAATAAGCGAAGTAGCTCGCTTACAGGCTGAAAACTCTAAAAAACAAACAAGCATACAAAAAAGTGAAATTGATAGTAGAATAAAACTATTTGACGAAGTTACTGCTTTAATAGAAAAAGAAAGAACATTACAAAACCAGTTAAGAACTGAAAAAAATCAAGCAACAATTCAAGAAATTGAAGATACTAATAAGTTAATAGCAGGAAAATTAATTAACATAGCAAAAGAAAAAGAGATTGAAAAAGAACTGTATGATAATATTATTAAGAACTTAAATAATGAAGCTGCTTTAGAACTACTAAATCACGAAGAAAAGGTAAAACAACTTAAAAAAGAATTTGATTTGATTACTAATATAGCTGAAGGTTTAAAATCTAAAATTGGAGGTACTCTAGGTAACTCTGTAAATGAGTTTTTTAAATCGATTAACGAGGGAACTCTTACTATGAAAGGTTTCAGAGATGGTGTTAAAGACTTATTTAATAATCTTCTTTTAGACATTCAACAAGTATTTATTGATAAGCTTATTACAGACCCTATCAAAGAGTTGGCAGGAGATCTTATTGATAAATCCAAAGATTATTTAGTAGGCCTAGTCACTAATAGATCTGCTGATGCTTCAGCTAGATTAACAACAAGTGCAAACGCAGGTGCAAGTGTTAGTACTGATCCTATTGCTTTAAGACAAGGAGCATATGTTGGGTCTGATAAAGGATTTGATGTAGATGCTGAAAAGAAAAAGACAGCCGATTTATTACAAGGTACACAAGAGCAAACTACTGGATTTTTAGATAAAATATCTAGTGCTACAATAGCAACATTTGGGACTGTTTTAGCTGCAACAGGTGATTTTAAAACAGCAATGATAGCTACTTTTGTACAAATGTTCCTTGAAATTGCGGTTAAAAAAGCTATAGCTTCATTTGGTGCCAATATTGGTGGAAAAGTTCCTTTAAATAATACAATTCAGCAGTTTGCTGGGGGAGGTTCTGTTGCTAGAAGAGATAGAGTGCCTGCTTTACTAGAGCCTGGGGAGTTTGTTATAAGAAAACCTGCTGCAAAAGCGATTGGAGGTTCTGCTTTAAATCAGCTTAATGCAACAGGTAAAATGAATTCTGGTAATAATGTTGTTGTAAATGTTCAAAATAATGGTACACCTCAACAAGTAGAGACTACTAAAGTAAGAAACGATACAGGTCAAATGATTATTGATTTAGTTGTTAAAGATATTCAGAATAATGGTAAAGTAAGAAGAGCAATGAGAGGTTAATTATGGCAATAGCAAGATATCCTAATGATGCAAATTTTAATCCTATATTAATCCCTGCACTTTCTAGAATTAACTACACAGCTACTGGTTCTCAAACTAGTTTTAACTTGTCTGAGCCGGCAGAAAAAGTTGGTGAAGTTATTGCTATTATCGATGGCGTAGTTCAATCTACTAATGCTTATACTTTAAGTAATATAAACGCTTTAAGTGCTTCATTAAGAAATACAATTAACTTTGATGAACCACCTAGTGCAGGATTAGATGTAGAGCTAAGAGTAATTAGAATACCTCCTTCTATGGAAATTTTAAGAAGTTTTCCAGACGTTAAATCTATTACATATTCAGGATCTAATGTTAGTGTTGGTTCTAATAGTTATGCTATAAACGGAAGTCAACTAAATTTTGCACTTCCTAGAAATAGTAAGATAGATGTAAAAGACGATATAATAATTAGCATCGGAGGTGTTACTCAAAATACAAGTGAGTTTACTTTTCCTTCTTCTACTTTAGGTACTCAAGGAGTAACTATAGGATCTGATGCTGCAGGAACTATTCCTTACTCTAATACTGCTGCAGATTCCTCTGGAGGTATAGATACCCTATCTATTACTACTTTTAATAAAGAAACTTCAATTTCTAGATTAGAATCTATGGCAGATAGAAAACCAGATAGATCAGGTATTTCCTATGAAGAAAACTACAATTATAGTATTGCTGAGTCTCAAGCTGGGTATGAAAAAAGGCGTTTAGTAAGTCGACGTCCTAAAAGAAACTACTCTATTAGCTATACAAATATTACGGGAATTGTAAAATCTGCTATTGAAGAGTTTTACAGAGCAAGATCTGGAGGTTTTCAAGCATTTTTATTCGAACTAACACATATTAATGAACCTGGAACTGTCACAGTTAGATTTGACGGAAACTTACAAATTGAGCAAGTACTATCAGCAGGAACTAATCCTATCGATAATTTTTATACAGTTAGTTTTAACTTAGTTGAGGTATTTGATTAATGTCTACTCGAGTTTATGATTATACATTAACCTTATCTGGAGGAAACCTAGATAACTATTTTTCTGGTAATGTAGTTGTAGGTAGTACTTCTTCTACAGAAGGAAGAATAGTTGATGTTGATAGATCTAATAGTAAAATCAAAGTAAAAGTAGCTAACACTTTACACACTTTTACAGAATCAGAATCGGTTAGTATACAATCTGTAATTTTGGGAAATGGTAATACTAATTTATCTTTTGGTGATCTTGTTTTTACTCAGCCCGCATATTCTTCAACTTCAAGCTCTTATTCTAGAACTGTCGATTCTATTGCAGAGACAGGGTTTGCTTCTTTTAAAAATGCCACAGAACAATCTCCTTTAGTTAGATTAATCTCTGTTTATTATCCTGGAGAGTTTTATCCGCCAAATCAATATGGAAACCCTTCTAATGGCGGAGAAGGATTAGCGTGGCCTGTAGACTTTCCTTACCATTTTGCCTCTATTCAAGGAGATTTTTTATCTGACATTGACTATCGAGCCCATCACGATGGTGTAGAATATTTAGTTTATCCAATTCAGTTCGGTGGGGTAGATGTATCATCAGACGGTAGAGTTAATCAGACTACTCTTGAAATTTCTAACTTTGACAATTTAATCGCATCTGTAGTAGAAAATCCATTTATTTCAGGTAACAACACCGCTAATTCAGTATTTGCTACTGTTGGAGGTCAGGTAGTGTCTAATATTGATCCTAGAACAGACCCAACTCATGCAGACTATGATGAAGACGTATTAAACAGTGTTTATGCAGGAAAATCTAATTCAGCCTTTACATATGAGCAAACATTAGCTGTTAACGGCACTTGGCAACAACTAAAACAAGATTCACGAGATTTATTAGGAGCAATAGTAGAAGTAAAAACTACTTTTTCTGCTTGTTTAGATTATTGGCCAGAATATAGTACGGTTAGAGAGACTAGAGCAAACGTAGTAGAAGTTTATTCTTCGTTACCATATAGAGTTGGAGATAATGTGATAGTAGCCGGAAGTAGTACAAAACACTCTATTGTCAGAGAAGTTAGAGGAAACTTTTTACAACTAGAGGATTCTATTGATACTATTATAGGAGATAAAATTTATATAGTAAATCCAAATAGAGATCCCCATTCTTATGTAGAAGATATTTTTAAAATAGAAAGTTTAGCAGGATTAAATAGACAGGTAGGAGCTTTTAGTCTTAGTAACTGGTTAGAGTATTTTAAGTTTGTACTACCTAAAAGACGCTTTTACAAGAATAGTTGTCAATGGGTTTATAAAGGAGAAGAGTGCCAGTATCCAATCGATGGTACGGGTAGTATATCTGGATATCCTACTGGAAAAACTAAATCAGCTAACGGGTTTTTTAGTGTTAATAATGCTACAGTAGCAGACGCTTCACAAGATGTTTGTGCTAAAAACTATGAAGCATGTAAGTTAAGAAATAATCAAATTCATTTTGGGGGATTCATTGCAACAGGAAGAAATTTACCGCAATAAATATGAAAAAGCTATAAGCACCATGCCTGAATGGATTATTAATTATTTAGGAATACCTTATAGACATTTAGGAAACGATTTAAAATCAGGTATAGACTGTGGTAATTTGTGTGCTAAAGTAATTTATGATCAAACAGGTGAAGATTTTAATACACATACATGGGATCACTGTGATATAGTAGAAGAAACTTGGTATAATAAAACTCATGAAAGAGTTATGGAAAATTTCTTTCAAAATGAAAAAAATAATTTCATAGAGGTTGACATTTTACAACCTTTTGATATAATATTAATGAATATAGGAAGTTCAAATATAGCAAATCATTGTGCTTTGTATATTGGTAATAATAAAATGTTACAAACTATGGTAGATCATACTTCTTGGATTTCTCCATATGGAAAATGGTACAAAAGATATACAATGGGGGTATATAGATGGAAAAACTTCGATTTTTAAAAGAAGAGTTTAAAAAACACTCTTTAAAAGAGTATCCAAACGAAGCATGTGGTATTATTACAAGAGATTTTAAATATATTCCTTGTAAGAATATGAGTAAAGACCCTATAAATAGTTTTATATTAGATCCTCTAGCTTTATTAGAATATGAAGATAATTGTTGGGGATTTTTTCATTCACATCCTGATGAAGCTCCGACTCCTTCAATCTTAGATGGAAAAAAGATTGCAGACGAAGAATATACTTATTTAGTAGGCTGGGAGGATGATGTTTTTGTTTATTGGTATGATAAAGATATTCAAAGTACAAGATTTAAAAAATTACAGGAAGAAATGTTATCATGAAAGTAGAATTACGTTTTCATAAAAGTTTATTAAAATATACTAACGAAGTTAGAGAGGTGACTTTTGATGTCTCTACCTATTCCCAACTAATTTCTGCTCTTGAAGCCACTTTTCCTAATTTAAAAGTTATTATTAATCAAATTAGAAATAAACAAGTTAATGATAATTTTAGTATAGTTGATTTAGTTAATAATAAAATATTAACCTTTCAAGACTATTTTTCTAAAAAGATTAAAAGCGCTAAACTATGTTTACTTCCTATAATTGCAGGTAGTAAAAGCAGTCTTGAGACTTTTCTTATTGGAGCAGCACTTATAGCTGTAGCAATTTATGCTCCAGGCTTAGGGGCAGCAATAGTAGACGGGGTAGCAGTATCTGGTACAGCGGTTGCAGCAGGTGGTATATCTACTACTGTTGGTACCATGTTAATAGGAGCTGGAGTAGGTATGATGGTCGGTGCTGTAATGCAAGAAATTATGAAACCCCCAAAACCAGATAGTAACGGAGACAAAGCTGCAAGAGCAAATGATTCTTTTGGACCTTTACAGCATAGTTTAGCATCAGGTACTCCTATACCTATAGTATATGGTAGACATAGAGTAGCAGGACATCTATTAAGTGGAGAAATTAGAACTTTGGATAAAGGTCCTGAAAGAACAGCTGATTATATAATGAAAAGAACTTTTGGTAATCTATTTCCTGGATTGTGGAGATAAGAATGAAAGTATTTGAGGTAAGTGGACACAAAGGAGGAAAAGGAGGTTCAGGAGGTAATTTTGAGGCTGATAATAATCTTTTTTCTCAAGATTTAATGCTTCTTACTACAGGAGTTAGTGAAGGACCTGTTTATAAAATTAATCCTCATGGTATTTTTGATATAGAAATAAACGAATCTTCTCCTGACTCATTTATTAACTATGATGATGGAACTATGAATACTGAAAGGTTTATTTATGTCAGTAGAAATGGTACAGTCAATCAATCTGCTTTGCCTTTATTTGGTGAAGAAACTTCTCAAGTACAACAGTTTGGCACTGCAGTTATACTTAAAAAAGGAAACTTAAGTGGTATACCTGCTACAAAAATAGATCTTCAACCTACTTCAGCTTTTGCTTGGGATACTTTACGTTTTAAGTTTTTACTTAACTCACTACAAAAAATGAATGATGATGGAGATGTTCTTGATCATAGTGTAGCATTTAAAATTACTGTTTTTAAAAGTGATGGAGCAACTCTAGCTACAGAACCTGTACCTTATAGAGTCTCTGGAAAAACTAATGTTGCTTATAAATTAGATGTAGATGTAGTAATAAAAGAGTATGATTCTAATGGTTATAAATTTACTATTGAGAAAACTAGTAACGATACAGACAGTAGTCGAGTTCAAGAAAATATAGCAGTTCTTGGATGGACTGAGATAGAAAATGATCCTGTTGCTTATCCCAGAACAGCTTTAGTAGGATATTCTTTAGAAGCTCATAATGATTATACAGGGCAAATTCCTAGATTTACTTCTGTTATTAAAGGGTTACTAGTAAAAGTACCTTCTAATTATGATCAACCTACTTTATCAGATGGAGAAATTGATTGGAGAGAGCTTGAGCTTCCGAGCACTGGTATTTACTCTTCTAGTTATGTAGGATATAGACAAACCAGTACAGGAAACACTGTAAAATATACTGATCCTGTTATATATAGAGGTATTTGGGACGGTACATTTGTATATTCTTGGACTCAAAACCCTGCTTGGATTATTTATGATATATTAACTAATGATTCTTATGGGTTAGGTATAAACGAAGAAAACATTGATAAATATAAATTTTATGAAATTGCTCAGTATTGTGACGCCTGTGATCCAGTAACAGGAAAATTTTTAGGTGTAGCTGGCAGAGCAGATGGAAGTTATAGATATAAACCTAGAACCTATTTTATAGACCCTCGACAAACATTACAAGGACTTGCAGAAGGTACACCGGTAATAGAAAGAAGATTTATTTATGACGGTATTATTGCTGATAGAAGTCAAGGATTTGAGCTACTAGAAAAAATTTGTGGAACAATTAGAGCTACACTAGTTTACACACCTAGAGGATTATCTCTTAATATTGACAAACCTGGAGATATTCCTTCTGTTGTTTTTAATGAAACGAATATATTAAAAGATAGTTTTACTATTTCTGGAACAACAGAAAGTGCTCAATTAACGGGAGTAGAGGTAACTTTTGTTAATCCCTCTAATCATTATAAAAGAGAAAGTTTTCAACTAGATGATGATAAAGCTTTAAGAGAGCGAAACATGGTTGAGAATATTACTTCTATAGACTTACACGGAGTTACTAGAAGAAGTCAGGCTATTAGATATGCTCAATATATTCTTGCTGCAAACAAATATCTAAGGAGATCGATTGCTTTTGGTACAGATATTACTGCATTAGATTTAATACCTGGAGACGTAATAGCTGTTCAACAACAAACTCAAGGACTTTCTTGGGGTTATGGAGGCAAAGTAAGATCTAATAGTTCTTTATCAACTTCTAATGTATATATTGAACATTTTACCAGTCCTGCGATAACAAATAATATAATAACTGCTAATACTTTGCCTCTTGCTTTAAGAGTCACCAAGTTTGAAACAGATAAGACTGATCTATACATATTATCAAACACTAATTTTCAGTCAGGCACAACAACCTATATTAAAAATATTCATAAAGGTACATATTCTAATGGTCAAAGCTATCAATCAACAGAATCTGTAAATCAAAATGTCAGCAGTGGACTAGATTTTGTTGATTTTACTGTTATTAAGAAATTTAATCCTTCTTCAAAAACTTTTGAAAACTTTTCTGGTTTTGATAATACTAATAAACCTGTTAGAGGGGATATATGGACCTTAGGAGAAACTGATCCTACTAATTTTTATAGAGGAACTAATGATAAGCTTTTTAAAATAGTACAAGTTAAAAGAGATGGTGAAGAAACTGTAAAAATAGATGCAGTTGAGTATATTTCAAATGTTTATATTGATTCAGAATCTACTATAGCATATACTCCTGTTGCATACAAACAAACATTTAGTCCTGGCAAACCTCCTCCTACACCAGATTTAGACTTAGATTTAGTAGTTAGAAGAGATCAAGATGGATCTGTTAGATACGACCTTCAAGTATCACAAGGCACAGACCTTACCGATTATCCTATTCAAATAGCTACTGAATATCAGCTAGCTAGACCTGATGGTTTTTCTGAGATTGAGAGAATAAACTAATGACTGTTTTAAATTTTACAGTAGCAAATATTGAGCCTTTTTCGAATACAGAAACAGCTGTATTATTTGGTAAAAACGGTTTTAAAACAACTATCGGTGATATTAGATTACTTTGCGATTCTTTTAGTATAGTAAATGATAATATCAGGTTTTCTATTAGTTCCTTAGATAATTGCTTTGATGAAAATTTTTATAAACACGTACTAGAGGTTAACGATACTAATCTGTATCCTAATAGATTAAGAGGAGAAGACTATTTAGCTTTTCCTGTTAATGAAAAGCTATCTGATTCTTTTGTTGAGAATTTTTCGGGATTTAGACCGAGAGTCTCACAGTATACTTCTCAAATAGTTAATTATAACACCGCTTCTAATTTTATTGAGATACGCAATGATACAAGTGATGGAGGATCTTTATTAGATAAATTACCTGATCCACCATTTTTTGTGGGGATATCACAATTAGTCGATTTAAATTTAACAGCTAATAATTCTGTTTATATAAGAGGAAATAGTAGAAAAATAGTTAAAGAAAATTCTATTTCGACTATAAGTTCAGCTGCTTTTAATCAACCATTAGGGATAACTCCTTTAAGTTCTAATTTTATTAAAGTTTTTATTGATGGCATTGAAGATAGTTCTTTTACTCATATACCCAATACTAGTTATGTAACCGTAAACTTAGATGCTTTTAGAACTTTAGGGGCAGCAGTATCGGCTCAAAAAATTAGAACAGAAGTACAACATTATAGTGAGCCTTTAATCGAAAAAGGCGATAATATTTCTATTATTTCAGGTAATACATATTCTATAGCAAACGTAAGTTATGATCTAGCTGATCCAAGTTATAATGCGGCTTTGACTGCAAACTCTATTTATAAAGTTATTTTTGCCCAATCACCAAGAGCAAGTTTGTCTGGAAGAACTGCTATTAATATAGCAGAAGATCCTTTAGGAATAGTCTCTAATGTGGTTGCACTAGCGGGAAGTAAAAGAGGTACTTTAAGTTTTGGATACGATGGAGCAGACTATCCAGGCTCTTTTAATCTATCTAATACTGGAGGATATGCTTTAAGTAGTACTGCTGATTTTGAAGACCTATTTTTCGGATCTACAGGACAACAAATAATAAAAGATAACCCAATAGGGTTAACTCTCGTAAGAGCTAGAAATGTAAATACAGCTAGAAGAAGAAGCGCATACAACACCCAGTCTGTATTTATTAAAAATATACCTATCCCTAGAGTTCAAAATTTAACTGTTGAAGACTCTTTATATATTGACGTAATTAGGGGAGCTAGTTTAAGGGTAACAGTTAAGTTTGATAAGATTAATTTTAGAGATGTAACTGATTATGAAATAGCATATAAAATGGCTGGTTCTACAAGAACTGCTTTAGCAGATGATAAAAATACAATTGTTAATCTAACTAATTTTAATGTTGTAAAAATACCAAATAATACTTCTTCTATAGAAGCCGGAGTTGAAAAAGTAAGCTTTACTATTAATAATTTAGATAGAGGTCCTAGAAACAATCCAAATAGAATTTTAGTAAAAGTAACTCCTTTAAACGGAGATATTAGAGGAGAGCCTGTAGAGGTATTTGCCTCTCTGTCTGGTAAAAGAAGTCCTCCTCTACCTGTTTTACAGTTTCAAGTAGGTCAATTATTAGACCAGCTAGTATTTTCTTGGCAACTACAGAGAGATGCTTCAGGAAGCTTAAGAGACTTAGATTTAGAGAAAGTAGAGATTAGACGTGTAGGTAAGTCTATAAATGTAAGTGATCCAGAAACTCTTTTACAAGAGTTTGGAGGCGGAGGTACTTTAGTTTCGGTATCTGCACCTTCTAGCACAGCTAGTATTCCTGTACCTTCTTTTAGTACCTCAACTTATATGGCTCAAGCAATTGATACTAGTGGTAATAAAAGTAGTATTGCTGCAGTAGTTTTTACTCCTGTTAGACCGTCAGATTTGCACACTTTTTTAGCTTTTAGCGAAGATAATCCTAATTTACCCTTTACTACTGATTATCGTGGACAATCTATTACAAACAATAACGAAGCTGAAGAAAATCAACACGGAGAATACCCTAGTCAAAATACCTTAACAGGGGGTTTATCGGTTGCAGGAGCAACCTCTGTTGATTTAGCTAATGGTTTTGCTTCTGGATGGGCAACAGTAGCTGACGCAACTGATCTACAGGCAAGCGCTAACGCAGTATATGTAACTCAAATTAGAGATGTAGGATCGATTATTAAAGGAAAAGTTCTTTTAGACACTAATGGAAATCCGTTTGGAACAAAAAGATGGTATAATGAGTTTGAAACCATAACTACTAGTTCAACTGAGCCTTCTAATAGTAGTACAATACTAGTTGATAGAAATATAAGTGGAACAATAGGAAGTCCTACAGCAAACGGAGTTGGTAAATATTTCCAGTTAGAATCGCCTCACGGAGTATTAGATCCTGGAGAATCTACAATAATCTATGATAGTTTGATTAATAATACTATAACATCTAAAGCAGGTACAGAAGCATTAGATTTATCTTCTACAATTACTGCGGCTAACTTTAGTGGTCATGTATATGCTATTTGGAATCCTGGACAGTTTGCTGGAGACGTCTCAAATGCTAACTCTTTTGCTTTAATAGCAGGGTTAGCTAATGCAAATGCTCTAGCATTAGGACAAGCTTATTATGCAAACGGTAATCCGATTAAAGACGCTGTTGGTAAGTTAGCACACGAACTTGGAGCTGATTATTCTGTAACTAATTCTATGCCTAATCTAACAACAGCTACGGCAGAATCTGGAGCTACCTATGAAATAGTTAATTTAGATCAGTATAGAGATGATCTAGAATCAACATTTATTGGTATTGATCCAAGTATTATCAATCAAAATGTACAGATACGCTATGCTGCTTCTAATCCTTATTATGCAAATGGAAACGTTAATATCTCTACTTTTAGCACCAATACTGCTACAAACGATGGATATGTTAGTGTAGGTGGTTTTGATAAAGAATTTAGATATTTTCAAATCAGATTTAAAATAGAAAATTTAGATCCTGCAACAGGTAATTTTAACTTAGATACGCTTAGATATAGTGTAGATATAAAAGATAAGTTATTTATCAGAGATATACGTGTAGATACCGAAGATTGGAATATAGATTATACTAGCGCTGAATTTTTGGGTATCCCATTTGTTAATGGACAAATGATAGATGCACCTGCAGGATCTTATACAATAATGATGAGAGATATAACAACAACAAGCTGTAATGTAAGTATATACGACGAAACAGGAAGTACTGTTACTGGTGAGTATATACAATTTGAAGCTAGAGGAATCTAATTAAGGAGAAAATAAATGTCAAATGAACAATTTTTATTACCTGCTTTTTCTAGAACAATTGCTCTTTCAAGAAATGATTTTAACTCTAGTTTAAGAGCAATTAGTAGAAATTTTTATGGTCAAGAACAGCCTTTAGGGTCTGATTTTAATGATGAAGGTAATACAGGAACTATTCCTAATGGAGTTTTTTGGAGAAACTCTATAAATGGTAGATTATATATAAAAGATAATAACCATGCCAAACCACCATCAGGAGGAACAGGCCTATGGCCAGGAAATAATTTTACAAGGTACGGGATAGCAACAAGTTTTGTAACTACTCTTTCTGGTACAGATATGAGAGATTATGAAATTGGAGAACTAGTTGCAGTAGTTAATTCTTCTGATACTACTCAATCATCTTTGAGAAGAGTTTCAGAGTCCGGACTAGGAGCTAGTGCTAATAATAGACTATACATGAAAATTTCTAATGGAGCTGCTCAAACAGGGTTTATTGATGTTGGTATTCCATATCCAGGATCAGTAAAATCATACCATCTTGCTTTGAATTCTAAAGTTGAACCTATTACAGACGCAACAGTAGCTTTAGGTGATTGGACTTATCGTTTTAGAGATATGTATCTTTCAAACGGTGTGCATATTGGTAGTTCAGGAGCTCATGTAGCACTTAATGCAACTAGTGGTTTCTTACAACTAGATGGGGCGCAGTTTGGAGATGGCACAGCTGCTAATCCTTCAATTACTTTTGAATCAGACACTAATACAGGTATTTTCCGTGAAGGAGCAGATGATATTGGATTTACTGCAGGCGGTACAAAGCGTATGAGTATTGATACAGATAGTGTAGACTTTGCTGTAAATCTACTTCCGACTACTAGTACTATTGATGTGGGCGCTTCTGGCAATCAGTTTAGAAATATGTATGCAAGCGGTGAGTTTTTTGGCACAGCAACTACTGCTAAATATGCTGACCTTGCAGAAAAATATACTACTGACGAAGAGTACCCTATTGGTACTGTGATGATGGTATCTTCTTCTCTTGATACTGAGACTTGTTCGTGTAGTGAGGCTGGATGTCCTATTGGAGTTATTTCTGAAAATCCAGCTTTTAAAATGAACGCTGATACAGAAGGACAATATATTGGACTTAAAGGCCGACTTCCTATTAGAGTTATTGGAGAGGTTACAAAAGGCTCAAAGGTGTATACTAGCACTTCTGGAGTTGCAAAAGCTGAAGGTAATGGCATGTTAGTAGGAGTTGCTTTAGAGTCAAATAGTGATCTAAATGAAAAACTAGTAGAATGTGTGTTGAAAGTTTAAAAATTAACATTTGCGCACTACTAAGATAAAAGTTATAATAAAGCATGAAAAAGAAAGTTGGAAAATTTACTTTTATTAAGCCTGTAGCACCACGTATTCCTAGAAATGAAAGAATACGTCGTAAAGCTACGTCAGGTATTTTAACTGAAAAAGAACTTGAAAGTTTTATTGTAGATGCCCGTAATAGTGGCTGGCCAATTAAATACTCCAAGCCAATTGGATTTAGAAAGAGGAAAAAATGAAAAAAGACGGACACACAGATGTAGCATCTTCTCGTAGAATGTGCAGAGCCATTATGGAAGATGTAGGAGATATTATGAGAACACTTCCACAAGATGGAGAAGCAGAGCTTCCAACTTGGTGGACTAATAAACTTGCTGTTTCTTCAGCCTACTTAAATTCTGCTAGAGACTATCTTATGTATTCAGCTGATATTGAAGAAGAAACTAGAGATGATAGTTTTAGTGCTATGATAGAAGCACCAGAAAAGTCTTTGTTCTCTGTAAAAAATGATGAGATGAAGTTTGAAGTCGCCAATGAAGAAGGTGGTATTGAGGTCGACTCTTATACCACAAAACATTTTGATATCTGTCCGACTGCTGAAGCACTCTATAAATCTATTGACACACAAATAGATGCAGAAGCGATGGATATTGCAGAACGTGCTGCAAAGCTACAAGACGTACTATTCTATATGGAAAAAATGGCTATTGAAAATGATCAAGCAAACGTTTCAGATGTGCAGATGGCAGAAAATTTAGCTGATGAAATTATGACACTAGCTGGTATGATGGGTCTTCGTGAAGAGCATGGCTATGTTGAGTCAACACATGTCGCAAAAATTCGTGAACTTGCTGGAATGAGCGAGTCTGACGAAGAAGATACAAAAGAAATGGTTGTAGAAATAAAGGAGGACTAATGCCTTTAAAACGTGGTAAATCTCAAAAAACAGTTTCAGCAAATATCAAAGAGTTAATAAAGAAACGTCCTTCTAAAACACGCTCAAAAGCTATTAGCACACTAGCAAAGCGCACTGGCGAATCTACAAGCAAGGCTCGCCGTAGGCAGGCTATCGCAATCGCACTGAGCGCGGCAGGAAAGTCTCGTGCTCCGAGTAAGAAACGAAAGTAAAAATTTTATGTTTGCAAAGTAGTAAAATTTGTGTTACTATTAGTTTGAACTTAGATGCAATCAACATAAAATGTAATTTTTGCTAGATTGAACATAGAATGAACATGGCTCTCCGCTATGTTGCAACAAGCTGCCACGGAGTGGCATAACGCGGAGACGGAGTCTCCGCTATTTTATTTACGTGATAATTATATCTTAAGATTGGAGGAAATAATGGCTAAACATAAAAAGATGCCGATGAAAGATGGTAAACCTGCTTTTATGACCAAAAATGCGTCTAAAAAAGCAGATGCAAAGAAAAAGTCTAATGGCGGAGGATTAACTGCTGCTCAAAAGAAACTTCCTCCCGCACTTCAGAAAGCTATTTTAGCCAAAAAGAAAAAGAAGTGAATACAGAAGATGAGGTATGGGCTGATCTATCTCCCGAACATATGTGGATTTATGATAAACTTATACTTTCTAAAAAGCTAGGATATACGTGTGGTCCTGTAGGAATTGATGTTACAAAACCTGGTTGGTATATTGTAAGACCTATAATGAATCTTATGGGATTAGGGTTCGGAGCCGAAAAAATCTGGATAGAAAAAGATACTGACGATCTACCTATAGGTTATTTTTGGTGTGAGTGGTTTGAAGGTAGGCATCTATCTGTAGATTACTATAAAGGTAAACCAATACTTTGTGTTGAAGGATTTAAAGATTCTGAAGAATTAATGTACTGGGATGCTTGGTCAGTAATATTAGATATACGAAATTACTTACCAATTCCAGAGATATTAAAAGATATTCCTTATGATTATATAAATTGTGAATTTATCGGTGGTAAATTAATTGAGTGTCAATTAAGACGTAATTTAGACTTTCAATGGAATAATTCAGAATTTATACCAGTTTGGGAAGGTGAAAATATAAACCCCCCGGATGGTTGGAAATATGTTGAATATCCAGATTTACATGGTAGAATAGGGGCATTTATAAAATGATTGATAAGTTAAAAGATATGTTTAAGTCTAAAGAAAAAAAGACCGCTGAAAAAGAGTGGGAAGACAATGTTAGAAAAAAATTTCTTGAAAGAATGAATAAGAGAAAAGAAGAAAATGCCAAAAAAACCTAAGTCTAGAGTAAATGAAGCTAAAGTATATACTAAACCTACTATGCGTAAACGTATTTTTCAAAGAATTAAAGCAGGTGGAAAAGGAGGCGCGCCAGGACAATGGAGCGCTCGCAAAGCTCAAATACTAGCTAAAGCATATAAAGCAGCAGGCGGGGGATATAAATAATGGCTTTAAAACCTACACAACGTTCTTTAGTAAACTGGACAAAACAAGAATGGGGTTATTCTTCTGATAAGGAGTCTAATAAGCCTCGTAAAAAACGTGGTCGTTATTTACCAAAAGCTGCATGGAGTGCTCTTTCACCAGGTGAAAAACGTGCTACTAATGCAGCAAAACGTAAAGGAACAAAATCTGGTAAACAATTTGTAAAACAGCCAAAAAAGATTGCAAAGAAAACTAGGTCATATAGATGATTATACCTGATATTGAAACTATCACTAAAGGCATTGGTGTTATTACCGCTACTTTCGCACTAATTGGTGGTGGATATACACTATATGATAAGTTTAGTTTTGAAGATCCTATTCTTACATGGGCTCCAGAATATTTTGAGATTACAGATGGTCCTGCTAATGGTGAATTTAAGGTAACAGCTGCAAGAGAAAAACATAGAGACGATTGCACTGTTGAAGATTTTGTTTTAGATGTAAGAGATAGTGAACTTATAGTACACCCAGCAAGTCCAAGCATAACAAAGTTTATGGGGCCGGCAACGGATAAGGTAGACACATTTGCATATAAAATTAGTATTGACAAGGATCACCAACACAAAGTAGCAAAGGGTTTAGCAACATTAGTTGCTTATATACATTATGAATGTCCAGAAGGCAAGGTTATTGTCAACTACCCAGACCACGATAATCTAAGGTTCAACATAGAATGAAAAGGAAAAAACCAAAAATTAATATATCAAAACTGCTTAAAAAATATAAAGCAGGAAAACCAATTGGCTCTACTAATAGAGCTCGATTAGTAGCAAGAGGACTAGTAGCCCGTTCATCTGGTCCCTATAAAGGTAAAAAGAAAGATTTAGGTAAAAGAGGGAAAAGCTAAATCTATTACATATTATATTAGGATGAAACAGGATGAAAAAGTTATTATTCTTAGTACTTATTGTTATAAGCAGTCCTACACTTGCTGATGTGATTCAAACGGAATCAACTACTAACAGCACAATCACCACAAATGGTTCTATGGAAACGACAGTTAAGTCACCTCCTCCGTCAGCCATCTCACCACAATTTAGTACTGGTAATAACAGCGACATACATCTAACTTCAATAGAAGGAAGATCGAAATGCCTGTAGCTGAAATCCTAGCAGGAATTGCACTTGTAAAGGCAAGTGTAGAATTTATAAAATCGAATATCGATACCGCCAAAGATATTGGTGAAATTGCAGGAGCAATTGATGGTCTTTTCAAAGGTACTGAAGAAGTACAAAAGAAAAGAAATAAAAAATCAGGTGTAGGTTTAAGGGATCAATTCGGTATTCAGTCCGTTGCCCAAGAAATGATTGATGCAAAACTTGCGGAAGAGAAGATGCAAGAGATGCGCAATCTCGTTGATATGCGGTTTGGTCCTGGAACTTGGCAAAGTATTTTAGACGAACGTCAAAAAAGAATTGCCGAGGCAAGAGAAGCTCAAAGAATAGCTGCAATTAAAAAGAGACAGGAAGAAGAAGAATTTTGGGAAATGATTAAAATGATAATGATTATCGGTGGTTGTGTAATCTTAGGTGGCGGTGGATTAATATATGTAGTATATTCAGCAGTTTAATATAGAAAGAAAAAAAATGTATATGGCTTTAGTTTTAGCTTGTCTTATATCTGATCCTAATCAGTGTGTAGTGCTAGAAGACCAGAGAGGACCATACAAAACATACGAAAGATGTGAAGCTCGGGCTTTAGAAATGTCTCAGGCAATACATATATCTATGTCAGGGTTTAAACCTCGTCAGTGGAAGTGTAAGCCAGTAAACAAAGGCCAATTGTCAAGTCAATGATAATACTGTTGTCGATCATCGCATTATTGGTTGCTATACTTTTCTTTAATGCTTATCTTTATGATAAGACATTAAAAGATATAGAAATACCACGAACCGAAATGGAAAAAGAAATACAGCAATTAAAAGAAACAATCGTTTTAGCTCGAGCTATAGCTTTGGCAAAAGATAAGGAAAATAAAATTGGAGATGACTCAAAAAGAGATAACTAGTTTAATTGTTACGCTCATGGTAGCATTTCTAGTTAGTTTTTACTCTATCGATGCTGCTTGGATTGCAGGATTGTCAATTTACATCTTTTTCGCTTTTGTTCAGCGAGGGCCAAATAATTCATGGGATATCGGTTGATAATAAGTTTAAGTAGGAGATAAGTATGATTAAGAATTTTAAAGATATTGTAGTACTAATGATTACATCTGGAGTACTATTACTGTTAGGTGTTATTATTGTAGGTGATTATATTGTAGCACTAGAAGAAAATAGACCAGTGGACGAAAGTGTTATCACACTAATGAAGATGTCAGTTACAGGGCTTATAGGAGTAATTGGCGGATACATTGGAGGTAGCAAATGAATATGAAAT